ATGATTATGAACGCCGTTGTAAAGAGGCTGGTATTGATGTCTCTGACAGTTTTATTCCTTTGGCTCACGATAATTCATCAACTCTTAAAGCAGGTTTTCAAGCAAAGAACAATGAAACTTTTGACAACAATGCTAACTATTACCAAAACAAAATAAACAACAAAGATTATTCGTCAGGAGTTTGGTCGATTAGACGCAGGAGACAAAATTCGTGGGACTGAGAGTGTACACAGGTGGAACATTTGATTTGTTTCACGTTGGTCATCTTAATTTATTGAAACGCTGTTATGAGATAGCAGGATCATCAGGGCAAGTAATTGTGTCACTTAATACAGATGAATTTATTTACAAATACAAAGGCAAATATCCTGTCATACCATATAAAGATCGCAAAACAATTTTAGAATCTTGTAAATATGTTGATTCAGTTATAGAAAACTATGGGCAAGAGGATTCTAAGGAGTCTATTGTTTTAGCACAACTCATAGATGTTGTTGCTATCGGATCTGATTGGGCAAGAAAGGATTACTACAAACAAATGAATTTTACACAGGATTGGTTAGATGAACAAAACATAAGTTTGATCTACATTCCTTACACTAAGGGCGTATCAAGTACACAAATAAAAACTAAAATATGATTGTTGTTGGAACAACCCCAGGCAGGGAAAATTGGTTGAAACAATGTTTAGAGTCAATCCAAAGACCTGTTTTAGTTTTATCTGATCACACTTTTGAGTTAGGCAAAATTCATACCATTTTTCATAAAACCAATATAGATCGGTTTATGTTTTTACAGGATTCTGTGGTCATTAAAGATCAAAACATTTTTAATTTATTAGATGATGAGGGATCTACTGCATTAACTAATGACCCTGTTCCTTTTGGAATGTATATGGGGGTATATGAAAGAAGTGTTCTTGAAAAAATACACATACCACTCCCTGAAACTAAACAAGATGCCATCAGGTACGAAATTGAGTGGACAAAAACCTATTGCAGTCAAGCCCCAAAATTAAAAACTGCCTACCCTGAATTGACCGACCAAAATGCTACAAAAAAAGAAGTTATTTTTGGGCGAGAAAACCTTGTGCTGGAAAATGATTACCTGATAAAGTACAAAGGCAACTGGGGACAAATTTTTTAGACTACACTTATGATAAGAGTTTAGGAGTTATTTTGGCAATTACAAACGGCTACGCCTCACTTGCAGAAGTGAAAGCAGCCCTCAGGATCACCGACAATGTTGATGATTCAATTTTAGAGATGGCAGTTGAATCTGCTTCTCGACTAATTGATGGTCACGCTGGTCGACAGTTTTATGCAATAGGAACAGCAACACGATATTTTGTTGCGCTTGATGATTTTAATTGCGAGATAGACGACATATCATCATCAACAATAACTTTACAAACAGCAAATAACGCTGACAATGTTTTTGATACAACTTGGGCAACAGATGATTACCAACTTGAACCACTCAATGGTTTTCTAGATGGACAAGCATGGCCTTTCACAAACATTAGGGCAGTCGGAGATTATCTCTGGCCGATCTCAGGTGGCGAAGCATTAGTCAAACTCACAGCAGTTTATGGTTGGCCGTCTGTTCCAATTGCAATTAAACAGGCTTGCGTTATTCAATCATCAAGAATTTACAAACGCCTTGACTCCCCATTAGGAGTTGCTGGCTTTGGTGATCTTGGAGCAATTCGTGTAACAAGAGATCTTGATCCTGATGTTGCACAACTTGTTGCCCCATATCGCAGAATGAGAAATTATATTTAATGGCATCCATAACCGATCTGCGAACTGGAATTGCAACTAATCTTGCAACAATAACTGGTTTAAGAACAAGTCCAACACTTCCAGACAACCCTAATCCACCAATTGCTTTAGTTACCCCTGTGTCTGTATCCTTTGATGATGTTTTTCAGAGGGGCATGCAAACCTACACTTTTAGTGTTTCAGTTATTGTTGGCAGAGTAGACGAAAGAACAGCACAAAACAAACTTGATGGATTTGTTTCAAGCACAGGATCCTCAAGCATCAAGTTAGCAATCGAGCGTGACAAAACTCTTGGTGGTAAAGCATTTGATTGCAGAGTCACTGAGATGAGAAATTATGGTCAAGTCACGATTGGTGATGTAATATATTTATCAGCAGAGTTTAATATACTTTGCTACGCAGACTAAAAAGCAAACAGGAGAAATAAATGGCAAAATTTGCAGCAATAGATCACAAAATCACCGTTGCTGGTGTTGATTTTTCAACAAACTTAAATTCAGTTGAATTATCACAAGAAGCAGATGATTTGGAGACCACAGCATTTGGTCAAAACTTTAGAACAAGAATTGGTGGATTGAAGACTGGTTCTGTAACATTGAACTTTATGCAAGATTTTGGTGCAGGTTCAGTAGATGCAACACTAAATCCTTTACTTGGAACAATTGCAACAGTAATTATTCAAAGCGCATCAGGAACAGTTACCTCAACACAACCAAAATACACAGCAGAATGTTTAGTAACACAATACTCACCATTTGCTTCAAGCGTTGGAGATATTGCAACCCTTAGTGTGACTTGGCCAACAACAGGAACAATTGTCAGAGGAACAGTCTAAATATGAAAATCAATCTGCGCGTTACATATTCAGGTGCAACACCCAAAGAAGTAACCTGTTCTGCTAAAGATCTGGTTGCATTTGAAGAAAAATTTAATAGGTCAGTTGCAAAACTTGAAACAGAGTTTAGATTGACTGACCTATTATTTCTTGCGTGGCACTCTGAAAAAAGAAATAATGCAACTAAAAAAGAATTTGATTCTTGGTTAGATGAAGTTGATTCAGTAGATGCGAGCGAAGAAAACCCAAAATAATTGGGCTAGGTGAAACTAGCACGCATTGGTGGGTTGCGCACTTGTCTTGTGAAACTGGAATTGCTCCATCAGTTTTGTTGCAAGAATCTGACAGAATGCTTTATACAATGATGATGTATTTGCGCTGGAAGACAACTGAACAAAACAAGTCGAGGTAAAAATGGCAATACAGTTACAACGAGAAATCTTGTTTGGTGCTGAACAAGTCATTAAAGATCTTAAAAAAATTGAACCCGATTTATACAAACAACTTAGAAAAGATATTGTTACAGAGATCAAACCTTTGTACGCAAAAATTAAAGCCAACATTCCACCTGTCTCCCCACTATCAGGTTTTTACCACAACGGCAGAACTGCTTGGGGTGGACCAATTAAAGTTGTTGGAAAAATAAGCACACGCAAAAGACGTGGCAGAACAAGTCTTGTTTCAATTCGTACAACTAATACTGCTGTTGAAATTATTGATATGGCTGGTAGAAAATCCAGAGGAGACACTCCTGCTGGCCGAGCCATGATACAAAATCTTCCAGGTAAAGCATCACGCTACATTTACCCTGCTGTAAACAATTATGTAACAACCTTGAATCAGTCAGTCATTAGGGCAATAGACAATTACGCAAAAACCATTAATGTAGAATTAGCAAAGAAACCAATTACAAACTGATTGTGAAATAAAACATGGCCATTGTAGTCCCGATTGTCTCCACGTTTAATGATGCTGGTATTAAAAAAGCAGTTAGAGAATTTGCAACTGCTAAAACAGCATTAGGCAAACTTGGGGCTGTCGGAAACATCTTTGATGGTATTGGTAAAAATTTAACAAGAAATGTTACAGCACCATTGTTGGCTGTGGGTGGGGCGTTAGTTTTTGCGGCACGAGGCGCAGAGCAAGCAGAGATCGCAAACAGAAAACTTGGGTCTGTTTTAACAAGTATGGGATTTGGGGAAGCCACACAAAGAACATCTGCCTACGCTGAACAATTAGAAAGAACATTGGCAATTGATGCAGACATTATTAAAGCAACACAAACAAAACTTGCCACCTTTGCTAACTTAACAAAAACTGTTAATCAATCAGGTGGGGCTTTTGATAGAGCAACGCTTGCCGCATTAGATTTGGCCGCAGCAGGTTTTGGTGAAGCAGAAACAAACGCAGTACAACTTGGTAAAGCATTACAAGATCCTATTAAGGGAATCACGGCACTAGCAAGGTCTGGTGTAACTTTTACAAATCAAGAAAAAGCAAAAATCAGAACACTTGTCGAATCGAACAAAGTTTTAGAAGCACAAGAACTTATATTGCAAGCCATTGAAACACAGGTTGGTGGAACTGCTTTAGCAGGTGCATCTTCTTTTGATCGGATCAAGTTATCACTTATGCAAGTTGCTGACGAAATTGGTTTGGCTGTTCTTCCTTTGATTGACGAATTAGCAGAAAATGTTACTGTTCTTGTTCCACGAATTACTGAACAAATAAAAAGATTTACACAGGCTTGGCAAAATTTGAGTCCTGCTGTGCAAAAAACCACGTTGATTACTGTCGGGTTTGTAACAATACTTGGTCCACTTTTAATTGCTATTGGTTTTGTAATCAAATCTGTTATTTTACTTTCAAGAGTTTTTGTAATTCTTGCATCAAGCATTGTAAGAATACCTTTGGCGATCTTATTGTTGATCGGAATTTTTGCCGCACAATCTGATGCCCAATACAAATTAGCCAAAGAAACTGGCGACACTTGGGGAATGATCACAAGACTTATTGTTTCTGGAATAAGAACCATATTGAATGGTATTGATAATTTCATAAATGGTATCAAGTTTATAGGTGTAATTTTAGAATTCATCGGCGACAAGGTTGATAACTTTTTTGACAAACTTACAGGTGGTCCAGGAAGATCTTTAGTCAGTTTTGAACAAAGAGTTGCACAAATAAAATTCTCTAATTTAGCAAGTGGACTAGATGGTGTTGTTGAGGGTTTCAGTAAATTTACAACTGATATTGCAACTGCCAGTCAAGAATCTAAAATATTAGCACAAGACACTAAAAATCTTGCTAAAGAAACAGAAGATTTAACAAAGGGCTTAAATAAAAATTCAGATGCATTAAAAAAAGTTAAGGAAGCCGCAAAAGATGCCGCACAGGCAATTGTTGATAATTTAGAAGAATCTTTGAGAAAGGCAGAGTCAAAACTTGATGATGTAAAAGGCAAGTTTGACAGTTTCAGGGATGCAATTACAGGAACTATTACTGGAATATTGAATTTTGGTAGAGCCTCTGAAACAGAAAACTTTTTACAAGGTTTAGCAGATCAAGCGCAAACTGCAACAGAGTTTGCAAATAAAGTTAAACAACTTGTTTTGCTTGGATTGAATGAGCGTGGCATTAGACAAGTTCTTGATGCAGGTTTTGAGGCAGGTGGTCAAATTGCTGACGAAATTATTGCTGGTGGCGCCACAGTTGTTCAACAAGTAAACACTTTAGTTGATTCAATATTTAGTGTTGCTGAACAAGTTGGTGAGTTTGGCGCTGTTGCTTTCTATGATGCAGGTGTTAAGCAGGCTGAGGCTATGGTTGCCGGCATCAAAGCCGCATTGGAATCAGCAAGAGCCGATCTCAAACTAATTGTTGATGGATTAGCCACAGGTGGTACAACTACTGGTGCTGGAGATGGAACAACCACAACAGGTGCAGGTTCATCTAAAACTGTAACTGTAAAACCTGGGGACACTTTGTCAAAGATTGCCTCAGCAAATAATGTTTCACTCAAATCTATTTTAGATGCAAACAAAAAATTCACTTCAGATCCTAAGTACAGAGGTGGCTCAACTAT